AGGCTATAGCAAAAGCTAAACAAGCACATAAAGAGAAAATGGCCCAATTTGGACTATTAGCTTTGTATATATTATGTGGCGGAGTTGTTATAGGAACTTTTATAATGTTAGGTATTCAGTTCTACAATATGGCTGAGGAGCAAAAAGAATTTGAACGAAAGCAAGCTCAACATTTAAAAATTGTTAGACAGCAGCAGTGGGCCAGAGAGCAGGAACAAAAGAAACAAATTGAAGCTGCATCAAAAAATGGAGGATAAATTATGCATTTTAATATAATTATTACATTTAATGATGCACTATTCTTGTTAGGTTGTATACCCTTAGTTATGATATTCTGGGTAATGTTTAAGGACTGGAAAAATGACAGACACAGATGAAAAAGAACATTGGATGAATTCTAAATGGCGGCCAGCAATGGGTTGGATGTATATGATTGTATGCACCTGTGACTTTGTACTATTTCCAGTACTGTGGAGCTTACTCCAAGCACTAAGTCATGGGGCAGTAAACTCCCAGTGGCAACCTATAACCCTACAAGGAGCAGGATTGTTTCATGTTGCTATGGGTGCTGTATTAGGTATTGCTGCTTTTGGCCGCACACAAGAAAAAATAACTGGTACTAGTATGCCTGCTAGTTCAGTTACTCCTGCTACTCCTAGTAGGATTGGTAAGGTCATTCCAACTCAAAATGACTCAATTTTATAAGGCCCCTATGAGTAAAATATATTTAACTCTGCTTTCATTAGCGTTTTTAGCAAGTTTTGGTGTGGCAAATGCTGCAATACCTGAAAAACCAGCTAATACCGCACAAACTGTAAAATCTAAAAAACCAGCCAAAAAGGTTAAAAAGTTACATAAAAAACATCATGGAACAAAGATTCCTGTAAAAAAGAAGTAATTTATTAACTATTTTTGGAGATAGTATGGCTACTGGTAAAAAAAGTCGTAGAAATAATGATACTGAAAGTTATAACACTTCTTTTAAAGAAGTACAGCCTTTAAACTTTATACAAGGAGAATATTTAAATGCTATTAGGCATAATGATATTATATTTGGAGTTGGCAGTGCTGGAACAGGAAAAACTTATGTAGCAGCTAGTTATGCTGCCTCAGAATTATTTCATCGCAGAGTAGATAAGATAATACTAACAAGACCAAATGTTGAAACAGGTAGAGGTTTAGGCTTCTTGCCTGGTACACTTGAGGAAAAGTATGCGCCTTATCTAGATCCTTTTGATAGTGTATTTACTAGAGCTTTAGGTAAAGGGTTTTATGAGTATGCAATAAAAACTAAGACTATTGAACCAAGGCCTCTTGGTTTCATGAGAGGAGCAACATTTGATAATGCTATTGTATTAGTAGATGAAGCTCAAAATGCCACCGTTACTGAGATGAAAATGATTTTATCCAGAATCGGTAAAAATACTAAAATGATTTTTTCAGGAGACTCTGAACAAAGTGACATTGAGGACTCAGGATTAGACGACGCAGTTCACAGACTCGAAGGCATTCCTGGTATTGAAGTAGTCAGATTTTTAGATGAGGATATAGTACGAAGTAAACTATGTAAACAAATCATAATGGCTTATAGAAATTAAAAAAAGCCCCACAGGTAGTAATACTTGTGGGGCTTTTTTACGTTTGAATTTTATAGCTCAAATTTTTGGTATTGAACTTTTTTGGTATAAGGTATATAATTGTAAAATAATTTGGTACAAAAAATTTTGGTATCTGTAAAATAAAGGTCAATCTAATGTTTCAAACCACACCTTCACCACTAACAGGTATACATCCGCTTCAACAGATTACTGGACCAATGTCTCAAGTTTTGCAAGCTCCCCTTAGCGCTATATTACCAATTGATACTACAGATAATTGTTTTGATATAACAGTATTTACTGGCCCGGCTGGCCCGCAGGGGGCAACTGGCCCAACTGGATTGACTGGAGCTACTGGCCCTATTGGACTAACGGGAGCTACTGGACAGGGTGCAACAGGTGCCACAGGCCCACAAGGAGTACCAGGCAACCCTGGTTTAATACCAGTTAGTTTTGTTACTGATTCTCCTTATACCCCAGGCACTGATGAGTACTTTTTAGCTGTAGATGAAGGTGTTGAGATTATCCTACCTATTACTCCCAGCACGGGCAGAGTCTACATAGTTAAAGATTTTAGTGGTAATGCTGAAGCTAATAATATTACAATTAGTAGCGATCCAGATACTATAGATGGGGTTTTAAGCAAGGTTATCAATATAAATTTTGGTAGTCTTACCTTTGTATTTAATAGTATAGAGTGGAGCGTTGTATGAGTTATAATCAAGATGTTGCCTCTAATACTAAGTATGGGGTTGTTAAAGTAGGCTCCGGAATAAACGTAATAAATGGACTTATTAGTTCTACTTTAGTACAGGGTGCTACAGGTTTACAGGGTGCTACAGGAGTAAATGGTTCTGCTATAGTAACTAATTCATACTATGGCAAATTTTTTAGCAATACTACGCAAACAAATACTGGTATTAATACCACTATACCAATATCTTTCCCAAATACTGCAATCAGTAATGAAGTTACAACTAGTGGCACACAGATTACTTTTAATAAAGCTGGAGTATACACAGTAACTTATGAAGTACAAGCTGAAATTACCAGTGGTGGCGGAGGAAATATAGATATATGGATTAGCAATGCTATAAATTTAATTAATAGTAACTCCATAACAACAATACCAGGTGGCGGTAATAAAACTATTATTAATAGAAGCTTTTTAATAACAGTCACCGCGGGTGATAAAATAAGTGTAAATTGGTCTTCACCAATAGCTAATATGCAACTAACTGCAACCGGAACACAAACCGGACCTATACGTCCAGCAACAAGCAGTGCTAATTTTTTAGCAACATTAGTGAAAGCACTATAACTTATGAATAAGATGTTAATACTAGCACCACTACCATATAGTGTAAATGAACTATGTCCTGCTATAAGTGCAGAAACTTTAGACTATCATTATGAAAATTTAGCTAAAGGTTATGTAACAAGATTTAATAACAACGAAGGTGATCCTATATTTAATGAAGCAGGTGCTTTTTTACACAATATATTTTTTCAACAACTACAGCCGTACAATGAAACTAATGAACCCTTTGGTAATAGCTTAGACTTTATTAACAACTATTATGAAAATTTTAGTAAGTTTAAGCAGGAAGTTAAAAAGGTCGCCATGGATATTCAGGGTAGCGGCTGGGTTTATCTTTCTAGTGATGGTAAAATACGCACAATAAAAAATCATGTAATATTTAAAGATATTGTTGTACTAGTAGACTGGTGGGAGCACTCATGGGCTTTAGATTACCATGCAAATAAAGGATCTTATATTGATAATATATGGAATATTATGAATTGGTCAGTAATTAACGATAAAATTAAGGAAATTTAAAATGGCATATCAATCACCAGCAGCATCAACCACAGGTTATGGTGTAGTTAAAGTAGGTACAGGAATAGATGTTACAGATGGTGTAATATCCGTAGTACCAAACGGTTTTGTAAATACAGTATTAGTAGAAGATGGGGATAGTCCTTATGAAGTAACTGATACTGATTATTATGTTGGAGTACTAGGTACTATACCAACTATTTCTATAGATTTACCAACTGGAGTTGATGGTAGAGAACTAGTAGTTAAACAAGAGTTTTCAAATACAAGCGCAATTTCAGTTACGCCTGTTTCCGGAGAATTCGTAGAAGGTGCAGGAGCAGGTTATACTATTCCTTACCTAGTAGGAGCTTTATCCAGTATTACTCTAATTTTTAGAGGCGATAACTGGAATGTAGTGTAATCGTAAGATTACAAGTTAAGTGAAGGGAAATAAAATGTGGTCAATAGTAAAACCCATTACCGGAATTACTAACACAGTTATTATACCCACTGACGGTATGATAACTGTCAGCAAACCTGATAATATAGAGGTACTTGCATACGTTGACGATAAACTAACTACACCAGTAGATAAGTTTTGGGGACCAGCAGGGAAACCAGTATATTTTGAAATCAAGGATGCTCCAGGAGTTACAGGTACTGTAACTATTATGTATGGAGATACAGTCAGTACAATAGATGTTCCTTTGGCTATAGAGTCACCTGGAACAATTTTAACAAAGGGTGCTATAAGCACTAATATTATGGATGATACAACAATGACACCAACAGAAACTTTAAATTTATTTGGTACAATGGGCGGTGGCCGTCAAGACGGCATGGTAGGTGGAGGTCTGGGTGCAGGCGTAGTAGGAGGACTCTTAGCCTCACTACTATTCCGTAGAGACGGTCTCGGAGGTCTCGGGGACGGCGGAGCAGTTCCAGCGTCTTTACAAGGTGTGGAGAGTGTGGTCAATAATGCGGCAATTATGAGTCAACTAGCCGATATTAAAGGAGCAATCCCACTAGCTGAGGGTCAAGTACAATTAGCCCTACAAGCTGCTCAAATGGACTTAAATTCAGCTATTGTTAATGGTACAGGTTCTACTATTGCTGCAATAGGTTCAGGTAATTCAACAATTATGAATAACCTAAATACGCAAACTCAGATGAACCAAAAAGGTTTTTCTGATAATGCAGCAACCACAGTTGCAGCAGGAAATGCAAATATTTTAGCTACTAAAGATGCTGCTGCAGCTTCCCAGGCACAAACTTATGCATTGGCTCAGTCTATTGTTTCTGATGGCGATAAAACTCGTGCACTAATTCAATCTATTGATAAAGCTAATGATAGTCGTCTAATTACTGATTTGGCTAACCAAGTTACCGAATTGCGTAATGAAGGCAGATTGAATGCTGTTCAAGGCAATATCACTATTAGTAACACTAATACTGCAAATGCTCAACAAATTCAGAGCCAGCAACAACAACAACAACAACAATTAGCAGTTCTTGCCGCTAATATTGCTGCTCTTTACCAACAAAATCAACACATTCAACAAGGTGTATTGAACATTGGTAGCGGCACTGTTTCTGGTAATTCTCAAACAGCAGCTAACACAAGAGTTAGTTAATTAATAGGTTTGGAGGTTTATCGTGGATGCGATTCTCCAAATATTTCAATTTTTACTTGAACCAAATGATTTTACCAAACCACTGATACTTTTAGTATTTTTTATTGGCGTATTCTTATTTGGTTTATTTACTTATATTACCAGACGACAAAAACAAAAAGTAGTTGAAAGGCAAAAAGCATTACAACTATCTAAAGATTTGAAAAATTCACAAGATTTAACAGAACTACTGGTAGTATTAGCTTTAATAGGTGTTGGTAAAAAATAACCTTTTTATATGGATAAATAATGCTGGCAGATTTATTAAAAATTATTTCCCCACAAACCGTAGCCTCCGAGGTTAAAAACAATTTAGCACTGGTTCAACAAGTCTTATCAAGATTTGAAGCTTATCAGAGTTTTGGGAAAGCACTAACTGAAAGTCAGCAAGTATTTATTTCCAATAATTTGGATAAAATGGATGCTTACTTTAAATCTAAAGTAGGAAGGGAAGCAATTTCCATGCTTGCTGAAGATTTTGAAAAGTTTGTAAAAGCTTAAATGCAAAAAGCCCCCTTGCCTTGCGGTAAGGGGGCTTTTCTTTATTCTGCTTCTGTTTGAGAGGCAGCATTTCCTGTTAATTCAGCAAAGTCTTTAATCATTTTAGTGATTAACGGCTGAGCTACTTTAAAAGGCATATCACTTAGGGCTGCAATGATTGTATTCAATTCATCCTGAGTAAAACTCATGCTATATTTTTGTGGTTCCATTTATTTAATTGGGCAAGCGCCAGTTGAGCAGTCTTCGGCTACAATTTCGTCAAAACTATTTGTATCCTCTAGACTAACGGGTTGAAGAAGTTTAACGTAGTCATTATAATCTTGTTCAGTTACTACTTCTTGTGGAAGATATAAATAACCAAGATCTTTAGCTGTCTTACTTGGATCAGTACGATAGATAAAGCTAACTCCTACATAACAATCCCAGTTATTTAGCAGCCACTGAATAATATCTTCTACTTCATCTAGTCCGTAGGAGATAGTTACAGAAGTGTTCTGCTGAGTCCAGCTGGTCTGGATTAATTTGTACTTTTCAAGCTGTTCTACTGCTGAGTCTAAATTTACTTCTTTTCCATTTACTTTATGGAAAGGAACATCGTCCCATTTTACTGGAAAGGTTATTAAGACACCTGAGTCATCCGTTGGATGATTAATAATATTATAGTTAGCAGCTCTTAGTTTATCTACTACTGGATCATACTTAGAGAACTGAACATTATTGAAAATATATTTACCTAGTGGTTTATGAATACCTTCAGTAGTGTCCATAATCTTACTTAAAGTACCCGAGGGTTTAACACAGGTTATGTTCTTTGGCCTAGGTAGGTCAAGCTCATCAGCCATACCCACTGCCGCAGCAGTAGCAGTGCGCTTCAGATACTCATAATCATATCCTCCCATATCAGGGCGTTTGGCAATACCAGTAAGGCCAACACCGCAAAGACGAAGGAAATAATTATTGAGATGCCAACTCTCTTGAAGGATTCCATCATTTAAATTAACGCAAGTTTGCCTATAGTTTGCACGGGAGGCAAGCCTAATAGCTTCGTGTAGTCCTGCGGTATCCCCTTTAAATTTGCCGATATCGGTTTCAGTGAGATTACAGAAGGATTTATTTCCCAAAAGGATTTCGACACAGGGATTGCATCCTGCAAACCAGGGAGCTCTTCTAGTAGCTTCGACTGCATTAATGAACCCAGGCTCGGATCCTCCAGCGTCTTCCATAAGATCGAAGATTTTTCGTAAGTCAGCATATAGTGGCTTTTCCTTAAATACTAGGGAATTGTTCGATTGCTGTCTATGCGAGTTACCATGTAACCACCAATCTTTTTTAGCTGTTGCAAACTCTTCCCACTCAGGCTGACCATACTCAAAAAGAGCAATTTCAGCACTACGACGACTAGATAAAATGGTGCCAAGCCAATTAACAATGTCCAAGATATCCATTCTTGTAAGAAGGCTATCGGCTCTGCCGTTGAGGATTTTGGCAATAGCGACATAAGCAGTGCTAATAGCACTATCACCACTAGAAATCCAACCATATCCTTTTAATCTTTCTCCAGCAGGGCGTAATTGACTAAAATCTAGAACTAACTCTTTTGCAGGGTACTTACCTGCCATTAATTTACCTACTGATTTTGCCCAGGCTTCTGCTGAGTCACCAACCTGGATAGTCCATACTTTAGTATCATTATCCCAGGTTTCTGTATTTTCTTCTTTTCCACCTTTTGAAGTGCGAGTAGAACGAATTACTCGAATATTTTTAATTGGTTTCGAGAAACCATTTAGTGTTCCTACTACTGGTTTAAAACCAACACCGCAACCTTGAAGGAGTAGCCATAGACAATCTACTACATCGTATACTGTTTCAACTTCAGTGAAACTACAATTAAATTGTGAGGCTTCTCGTTTTTGTGCAACTGTTGTTCCACCAAGCCAAAGGGAACGACCACTCATAGAGACTTTACGATCTAACATTAGCTGTTCTAAATCATATAGTTCAGCGAATTCTAGATCTGTTAATTCTCTACGGGCTGCTCGTTCCCATAACCATTGTTGGTGGTCTATTACTCTTGAAACTGTTTCTTGCCAGGTTTCAAATTGTTTTCCGTCATCTGATAGAGGTCTGTTGTATGTTCTTCGTGTAATTACTTGTGCTCTTGTTGAGACCGTCATTATTCCCCTTCTAAAGTGTGTAACTTTTTAGTTAAGATAAATGAACCATCACCTGCATCTTCCCAGTTTAATATGTCCCCTTCAACTAATTTTAGTTCTGCTAGGACTTCTTCTGGAAGTTGAAGTAGTAGATCTTTTGTTTCTGGATCTTCTTCTACTATTACTGTATAATGGCTCATTTGTTTCTTTCTGATTATAGGTGATTTACTTCTAGAGTAAAATCTTTAATATGTTTGTCGTTTTTATTATTAACAACTACTAATTCGAGTTCTTCTTCAGGAAACATTTCCTGTTCAAAAAACTCGCATAAGTCAAAAGCGGCTTCAGAGCTAGGAGTTTCATCTCCTAGTCGCACGCTATTAACCAAAACTGCAATTAAGTCTAAATGATGCTCTTTTAGACCTTTAAGTGTAATGCTACCATCTTCTTTATATTTAAGTTTAATCATTTTATTTCCTTATTTACCTGTACTTCCAAATCCGCCCACACCCCTAGCTGTATCATCCCAAGGCTCAGTAGCATGCCAGCCTTGAAATTCGGGTAGGGCTATAGGTACAACTACTAGTTGTGCAATCCTGGTTGTATATCTAGTGATAAAGTAGGGGTCTTCACCATTATTTTTTAATAATACTTTAATATTACCGCGATAATCTGAGTCAATTACACCAACTGAGTGTGGTATACTAACGTGCATTTTTCCTTGTGAGGATCGGTTAAATACTAATCCTACATGGTTTACAGGAATTTTAACAGCAACACCCGTATCAACTAATTTTGTTTCACCTGGGTATAGTTCTATATCTGCATTAGATACTAAATCCGCTCCTGCATCTGTAGGGTGTGCCCTAAAAGGCATTGCCCTAACATCGTCTGTTTTAACTAATATCTTCATTTAAGTAGAGGTCCATTACTTTTTTAATACTTTTACAATTTTCTTCACCAATTGCTTCTTCACAATTAGTGACTAAATCCATTAATTTATAGTTAAGCATTAGGCCTTCTGGCCCAAACTCATTAAGTGCGGTAATATATTTATACTTACTACTGATAGGCATAGCTGCGATAATGTCATAAGCACTACCATAATCTTTGACAAGTTGGAGCGCACGTTTTGGCCCAATACCAGGAACGCCCATAACATTGTCGCCTGAGTCACCCATAAGGCATTTAAGAGAAATATACTCATCTTGTGTACAATCGTAATGAGTGTCCCAGTTCTCATAAGTTATTTCCTTACGAGTAACATATGAGAAACGAGAAACTCCAGGTGAAACTAACAAGTCCCAGTCTTTATCTGAAGATATTAACCATACTTGGTTAATGCCATACCATTTGTGTTTTGATACTATGTAAGCAGCGATATCATCTGCTTCTACTCCTGGAAATCGTAGAACAGGAAACTTACCCTCAGCTTCGTACATTGAGAGGATTGCCTGCACTTCTGCAAAAAATGCCTCAAACTCTGCAGCCTCTTCCTCAGTTTGGTTTGCGTATTTATCTTTACGATTCTGTTTGTAGAGAGGATAGAGAGCCTTGCGATATGAGCTAGAACCCATGTCGCCTGTAATAATAAGTTTTTTAGTTTTGTAAGATTTCTGGAGACTTTCAACAGTCCTCATATAATCTGTAGCAAAATCTACTGCCTTTGAGTGCTTATAGCGAAAGGCAAGGTTTAAGGAATCCAAAATCATTAACGATTTAGGGTCAGACTGGTTTAGTTGTTCAAATGTTTTTGTCATGTGTATATTATACCAAATCTAGTTACATTTGTCAAGCAATAAATTTTGGTTGCTCGTTCTCAAACCAATCTTCTAGGAGACTAATATATACTTCGTACCCATGTGCATTTACAAACATATAATTGTAAACGCCAGAAGGTATATCCTCATAGGCTACAAATAGTTTAGATCTGTCAAATTTAAATACTAGTAATGGTTTTTGTTTTACCTGCCTACCCTGCCTTACCGCTTGCTCCCACCACTCAAAAAATTGTGGCTTTTTATGAGTAAGTAGAGCACTAGTAAGGTGATCTTCTGCATAGTGTTTTACTTCTACTACATAGAGATTCTTCTCGCCAGGTATATACAAGTCGCCTTTTAGCAAATGTTTAGGGTCAAGAGCGCCAGATCCTGGCGTTCTCTCCCATTGTAGTTTAGATAGTTTTCTAAGGGCGTCTCTAGCTACTGTTTCAGCTCTAGTACCTTTTCCTTTACTATCAACCATTATCTATCCTTGATACATTACGCTGTTTAAGCACTTGCAGTTTTTCTAACAGTGGATGTGAGAATCCATGAGATATTAAGAAAGTATTTAAGTTCTCCTCTTTTAAGAGAACCTCAATTAGTTTCTCTTTACCTTCTGCATCAAGATTTTCCACAGTTTCATCGAGTATAAGTAGGTTAGTCCTAGAGTTAGATAATGTTTGCATAAGTTTACGAATAGCAAGCAGAGTAGCCACATTAACACGAGCGCGCTCCCCACTAGAAAGAGCAAGGATATCCACGTCATGGCTATTGTCAATAATAACAACATTTAATTTATCCGAAGAAGCTATTTTAAATGCTAACTGAAATCTTCCATCAGCAAGCTCTGCTAAATACTCATTAGTAAGACTTTCTAAGTCTTTAACTAAACACTCTATTTTGTAAGCTACTAATCCTGTAGTAGAAAAGGCTTTAACTAAAACTTGTAAATTAGATAATTCTGCTGTATATTTTGTTAACTCTGCCGAATATTCTGCAAGTTCTAGTTTCATATCAGCCATTTGACTAGCTATAACTGTCACTTTGGAGTTATGTTCACTAACAGTTTTATTTCTATTTTTAATTTTAGTGATTGTGCCATTAACTTCACTTATAGATTTTTCTAAACCAGTTATCATACTGTCTAGTTCATCTTTATTTAATAATTCGCTTGTTAGGTCATTATCTATTAGGGCGTAATACTTTTCCCACTCAGCTACCTTTTTCTGATGTGCTTTATATTTAGAAATAATACTTTCAGTAGTTTCTATTTTTGCTCGTAAACCTTTAATATCTTCTTCGAGCGGAATCTTATCTACTTTAAACTGTTCTACTAAGGCAAACATGGTACTATTATCCATATCTTGTGAACAAGTAGGACATTTAATAGTTGGCCCTAAACACTTTTTAGACAGGTTTGTTCCCTCTCTAAGTTTTGATTCCTTACCTGCTAATTCAACTTTTAAACCATTTAAAAAGCTGTCATCTATAGAAACAGGTGCAGGATCGTCCAATACTATACCATTAATAATCTGTTTGTATGTATTATTTTGTACAATCTTTTTATTAGTAGTCTCTATGTTGGAAAGTTCATGCTTTAGTAAGGTTAACTTAGATGCTTGCTCTGTTGGTGGAGAAGGTTCTTCTTCTAATTCTTTAATAGACAGATCTTCTTTTTCATACTTAGATAACCAACTTCGAACAGTGGTAAGTTTAGCCTGAGTAGAATCTACTTTTTTACTCATATCTGAGGTAAGTTCTTTGAAACACTCAGATGCTTTGGTATACATAGAAAGATTTAATAATTCTATTAAAAACTTTTTTCTTGCAGTATCTGTTGCTGTAAGAAATTCTAAACTAGAAACACTACTCTGGTATACAATTTGACTAAAAGTTTTATGGTCAAATCCGATTATACTCTCTATCTGCTTATAAGTATTTGTTGCTGTATGGCTACTAATATCTACGTTATCTTTAAATAGTTTTACAGTTGTAGATGTATTAGTTCTCGATGTTTTTACTGTATATTCAGCACCATCTTTATTAAAATCTAGCTCTATTGAGTAGTTTTTATCTGATGTATACCTATTAAGTATATCTGCTTTCTTTATCTTTTTGGAGTTTTGATTATATAAGACTTCTTCAAGTATTAAAGCTATAGAACTTTTACCGTGTCCATTTTTACCAACAATTTGTGTTAGTGGAGCACCATCTAGTCTAATAGTATTGTTGGGTCCATATGAGAAAGCATTACTCCATCTAATTTCTTTAAATATAATCATTCTGTAGTAATCTTATCTAAATTATTGTTTAAAATTTGTACTATATCCTGTACAGTATTGTCAGGAAGTTGTAAAATATACAATAAGTACTCAGTTAATTCCGCGGCAAGAGTCATACTAGGATCTAGAATTAGTGCAGTATCAGTCTGTCTCCGAACTACTTTTTTATCTATAAGCGTATTATCCTCCATGGCGCCCAGTTCGCTCATATCACCTTCAACTTCGTAAATGGTATGGTCGTAATCAGTACCAGGCATTTCATCACCAGCTCTAATAGTTTTACGTATCAGTTGAGGTAGTTTGAGATTAACCCAATCATGTTGAAGAGTTGTAGTATCAAAACGTATGATACCTGTATCAACCCTATTTCTATGAAAACTAGTAGTGCAAGGGCTGCCAGGATATAAGATGTTTCTCTGTGAATTCTCATAGCTATGTAGGTCTCCGGCTAATACTACTTCCCAACGATTAAATAGGTCTAGATCAACTTCAGGTTTTACGTGCGGAGGGATTTCTCCGCGTACATGAGTAAAAAGAATATTACCAGTAAAATCATTAGGGTTAAAATCTTTCAATTTATTATATGGAATGAAGTCCATATTTTCTAAAGAGTAGTAATCATCTATTACTGTGACTTTGGGGTTAAGTCTAGAGGTACTACGTTTAAGACTAGTAAAGAATGTTGTATCTTTCTTTAAAGCCTCATGGTTTCCTGCATATATAATACAAGGAATTGTTATGGAAGCTACAAGGTCAAAATATACCTCTAATTCATCCATAGTTGGCATACGATCAAATACATCGCCGCCTAATACTAAAAGGTCGCAAGTTTGTTGTATAACTGAAAGTTGCTGTATAAATCTATCATATCTATCTTTAGCCCACTCAATTGGAACATTTTTTTGACCTAGTTTAATATGAATATCTGCTGTAAATAAAACTTTCATAATTTATAGTGAAAAAAGCCCCTAAGTTAGTAATACTTAGGGGCTTATTTATTAAGATGCTAGATCGCTAACTGCTTCTGTATCAGTGGTGGCGTCATCTTCTGCGACAGCCCCATTAACGATACGTTCCAGTGTGGCTTTTACTTCTTCTGGAGTTTGACGTGGATATTTAACATCAATGCTCTCAGAAGCCGTTACAGCCTCTTTTTCTGCTTCAGTAAGTGCCCGCTTTTTGCAACGTAATACAGATAGGGTGTACTCAACGTTAAACGGCAGGGGTCCTGTCTTAACACGTTTGAATACTACATCCCATCCAGTATCAGGATCAGTAGGATCGCCTAAGTCATCTGCTGCTGATACAATTTGTTCAAACAGCTTCTTTTTCAAGTTTAAAATTTTGACTTTGCCATCTTTTAGATCAATGCAATTTACGCTATAAGACCAAGAACATTTTTTATCTGAAAAGTAATCAGGAACATGATCGTATTCCTTGTTATTAAACTTTTCAGCATCACGGTCAAATGCTAAGCACTCAACAGGAATATCTTTCCCGTTTGTACCTTTTAGCCAATAAACATAGCGTGGTAAAACACCGCCAACGATTCTGACGGTATTTTCTCCGTCTTTATACTCATAAGCGTCGAATGATTTCTTAACTGCTTTGCCTTTGGTTGCTGAGAATGCTAATGCCATTTTTTAATTTTCCTCGTATTTAAAGAGTATTTCTGTATTTGTTATTATTAATAACGGGTTGTGTTTAATTGAATTATAGTCTATATCAGGGTAATATGATTTTTGTAATGCCCGATAATTGTACTGTCTATATAAATTATAGTCACGTCTAGCAGCTAATTTAATATATTGAAGTTTAAATAATATATCTGTTGATTTGTCTGCAAATAGTGGTTCTGGATTTAAAATAAAACAGTTACCAGCCAGTGATACTTTACTAGGTTTATATTTAGAATATTTATAAGGTAATCTTTTAGAATAGTGATACTCTAACATTGCCATAAAACTGCTACTATCACCGTTTGATTGTTGTTCAAGAGTTTTTAGGTTAAAGAACAAAGCCATAATTATCGCTGGAATAGATATTATAACATTGTTGGAATACATTTGCAAGTGTATTTTTCATAAGCCTAGTATCGTCCAGCCCTTTCTCATATAAAATGCTATGCGATCTTTATTTTGTTTCCTGTCGCTTACACCACTAAACATCATATCTAGCACTAGTGGAGATAGCTTATTTTCATGTTGTCTCATTATTCGACCAATAATTTGTTCTAGTAGACCATCATTAGCTATAGGTACAGCTAAGATTACGCAGCTGAGGATGTTAACTGAGATACCTTCTGAGAAGATTTGACGGCTTCCAGCAATGCAACTTTTTTCACCTGATTCGATTTGTTCTTTGAGCAATAGTCTTTCCTCAAAGGTTGTACCGCCAACAATGCACACACACGTTTCACCAATTAATTCTCCTACTTGTTTAAGAAATTCTACTCTATCTGCAATAACAAGAACTTTATGCCCTTTGTCAATCTGCATCTTAGCAGCAGCTGCTATAAAGTGCTGATAGTCTGTATCATACAAAAGGTTATTTATCTTTTTAACCCAAGTTTCACCAGGGGATAGGGCTATACCTGTTTTAATAATTTGTACTGTAGGAGTAAGAGTATTCTCTTGAGGCGGTTGGTATAGTTTACTACCAAAAAAATCCTTAAATAATACTTGTTTACCATCTTTACGTTGCATAGTACCACTAAGACCAATCTTGAATCGAGCGTGCATACTATCAATAAAATTAGTAAAGGTACTAGCAGGGCAGTGGTGAGCTTCATCTACTATTACTGTACCAAACTCCTTAGCTATATCAGGTATAGTTTTTATTAAAGTTTGTATGTTTCCCACAACTATTGTGTGATCTATATCAAATTTTCCTGAGCCAATAACACCTACTGGCATTGAGTATAATTTTTCTACTTCCTCAATCCACTGATCTCTAAGCATAGTATTATGGCATACTATTAAAGTCTTTTGACCTAATTTTCTAGCAATGTGTAAGGCAGTGAAAGTCTTACCCCAACCTACCATTGCGTTAATAAAACAGGTATCATCAACCTGATTATATACGTCTAATTGAGTCCCCCTTAGCGCAAATTTAGGGTCAGGAAAAGGTAGTTCATTAATTATTCTTTTATCGGTAATCTCATAATCTTCAGGAATGAGGTCAGTTCTACCAACTGGTATAGACATAACACCTTTCGGTAATATTTTATAGTTTTTAACTATATCAAACTGAATAAAATGATTTTTAGCACCAGGTATATTTCTACGAATCTTATAAGTAAGAGTTTTAATTAATTTTTGTGCTAATTCAGGCGTGGTTTCTAAATAAATCTTATTTGATATTACTGCTTTAGGCATTAAATCTTTCTCCAAGTTTCTTCATATGCCTTATCGTAAAAGCCGTATAGTATTAAAGATTTACCATAGTGTAAAATTCCTGCGTATCTATTCATGCTTTCGGGAGTATATAGGGCTTTAAATCTAGTTGCTAGATCTTCTACTTCTACAATTACTCCGCCTCCTTTTATAGGTATTAAATCTTTTATTTTGTGAAATTTAAGTTTAGCTTTAGTAGTCTTTTCGTACTTAAATACTTTACCACTAGAATCTATAAACCATGTATGTGGTGTTGATAGTTTTATCAGGTCACCAATAAAATATACTGCTTTACTAATCTTGAATAGGTTAGCACCCTCAGATTTTAATTTTAATCTCCGAAGTGCTAACGTATCTTTAGGTATATTTAAGTCATCTACTATTTTTAGTTTTGCAGTAGTTTCATTATCATCAGACTCATACTGATATAGGTAAAAGACTACTTTGTCCATAGTTTCAGGTTTATTTAACCCTAGCTTAAACACTGGATAAGTTATGTCCTTCAATGATATACTGTTTATCAAATTTTCCAAAGCTATAGTCCTGTCCTACTTCTTGATCTACGCCAATTGGGTGCCCTGGAATAGAACAGCCACGATCTTTCTGAGTATTTCTCTTCAAAATTTCGCAGTATTCTTCTACGCACTCATCTTTAACTAAGGCTACAATTGAGTCATGTACAAGCATAAATATTTTTGCATCTAGTCCCTTGGCTTTAATCTCGTTAGCTGTATCCATTGCACCAAAAAGATTCATATCACTTGCTAGCGATTGGACTTCAGCATTGATACCGGATCGTACCTCGTGGGCAGCAATTCCCTTATCTGTGGAGAACACATTGATAAGCCTACGCTTCCTACCAAAAAAGCTATAAGTGTAACCATTAGCTTCAATAAATTCTTTACGGCTATCAAGCCACTTTTTAAGTTTATTGAATTTTTCAAAGTAAGATTTAATATCTTGTTTTGCTCTATCGAGACCATAATATTCACCAGTTGATTTTGATACTGTATCGGATACTTTTTGTGGGCCAGAACCATATAAGATTCCGAATGAGATTGCTTTAGCTGATTGACGCATAGAACCAAATAGGTTTTTAACATCCTCAACTTCACACACCAGATCAAATACCATTTTAGCAATAGTACTATGAAAATCACCGCCTGAAATAAAAACTTGTTGAAGATTTTTATCACCGCTAAGAACAGCTGCATAATACATCTCAGCTGTTGTCAAGTCTTGAGATACTATTTTGTATCCTTCTGGTGCTCTAATGCATCCCTTGATGATTGGATTATCTCGTGGAATTTGCTGAGCATTAAATTTACCGCTACTAGAAAGACGCCCACTAGTGGTAAAAATAAGGTTAAAATTAGTACGAATTCTGTCATCTTTATCTAACTCCGGAAGGATTTTTGATATGTAGGTATTCTTGATTTTGCCCAACTGTCGTACTTTGAGTATGGCTGCTGGTAGTGGGTGTTCTTCAGATAGCTCCTCAAGGACCTCAGCATCAGTTGAAATAGCTCCGGTGCCGGTCTTTTTTCCGGTGGGAGTAAGTTTAACATAGTCAAACAAAACTTTTCGAAGTTGTTGTACTGAGTTAGGATTAAAGATAATTCCTGCGTCTTTTTCAAAGTCTTTAACTTCTTGGAAATTATAAACTTCTTGTTTTGCTTCTGAAATTTGCGCATCTAAGAACCCTTCTGCTGCAGTCATTCTTTGGCGATCAATTGGAATACCTACTTCTTCCATATCCATTAAGAATAGGGTACCAGGTACTAGGATATTCTTATATACCCACAGTAGTTTTTGATTCTTCTGAAGATTAGGCCAAAACTTGCTGAATAGAGTAATAGTTACTGCTGTATCAATTGCTGCATATT